AACCAAACTAGCTATGGCGTTTCTCGCCTACGCTATCAAAATCGCGCTGGAACTCAAGAAAGGAAAATAACCATGCGCACACTATTCAAAGTTCTTCTTGGGCTCACCGTCACTGGCGTAGCCGCTAATTTTGTCTCTGCTAAGCTTGTTAAAAAAGCCGAAGCAGAGCTGGACGCCATCGTTGAACAACTCACCGATATGGCAGTCGACGCATCCATGGAATATGTGGATGAAGAATACTCCGATCTCTGCAACGATTGGAAGGAGGAAAACTAATGACGGTCAACGTTCATATCAACGCGAAACACAGCGCCAATTTCGCTGAGATCGTTACTGCCTGCTGTGCAGTACTCGGTCTCGGCTTGGCTGCGTATGCACTCACAAAAATGCAGGATGCAGCTGAAGACCTCAAACGTCCGTTCAAGGCGCTGAAACGCCGTTTCTTTAAGAAAGGAGAATAATCGTGAAACTTAACCGTCTCACGCGATTCATCACGAATCACAGTCAAATGGTGACGCTTGTCAGCGTTGCAACAGGCGTAGCTACCACCGCAGTCGCTGCTGGTAAGGGGCACGCAGCCGCTCAGGAGGTGATGAAAGAACTTCCCGAAGAATCGACATTTTTGGACAAGGCCAAGGTAACTTGGAAATACTATGTCCCAGCATGTCTTGCGGGTATTTCGACTGTCGCCGCTTTGGGCTGGGTTGCAGCGCTGGTAAAAGGTCGTGCTGACGATATGGAGACTCTGTATTTCATTACAGACAAGGCATATCGCAGCTACCGTACGGCTGCTGAAAAACAACTTTCGCCCAAGAAAGCCGAAGAAGTCCATAAGGAAATCGCCGAAGAGGGTATCGCCAAGAACCCAAAGCCGACGACGCTGATTGTCACTGGTGACGAGTGTATTTGTTACGACTCGTACAGCGACCGGTACTTCAAGTCAAATATGGAGACCATCAAAGCCGCTGTGAACACGGTGAATCATAAGATCATCACAGAGATGTATGCTTCTCTGACTGATTTTTATGATGAGGTTGGTCTGCCCGAGACGGCAGTCAGCGGATATGTCGGCTGGAACACGGACGCATTAATGGAGGTGACGTATTCGTCAATTCTGTCCGATGACGGTAAGCCAGTTCTGGCTATTGACTTTTGCGCTGATCCCCTTAATGGATACGATCACCTTGTGTGACCATATCTTCGGTCCAATTTCAATGACTCAGGAGGAATGGTTCCATGATCGAAAAAGTAATTAAGTACCATGATTTGCGTGGTAACGAAGTAGAAGACACCTTCTATTTCAATCTGACGAAAGCAGAAGCTATGGGGCTCGGCTTCGAGGATTTTGAAGGTATGAAATTCTCTGAAGTTCTGCTAAGTATCCAAGAGACGGAAGACCCTCGGATGGTGCTCTCCGTCTTCAAGACCGTTTTGCGTCAGGCAGTGGGTATGAAACAGGAAACCCCTCGCGGTGAAATCCTGGTGAAGCCGGACTGGTTGAAAGATTGGTTTATCGCCACTGACGCATATTCCGAGCTGTTGGAGGAAATGCTGACGGACCCAGATTATGCTGTGAAGTTCATCAGCGGTATTCTTCCTACGGAATTGCAGAAGGAATTTAATCCCACAAATCTGCAAGACCTCTCGAAGGAAGAACTCCTGGCTCGGTTCAAAGAACTGAGCGAAAAGAAGGCCAATGAGTAATGAACGACCGAAAGTAGAACAGGTGACTACGGCGAAAATCCTACCACCCAAGAAATCATTTTGGTCGGATGTTCTTAAGCCGTTTATTTTCGACACTGTTCTTCCCATCGTTCAACCGTTATTCAAAGAGGGTGTTCGTGCGATCGGCGACGCCATCATGGATGCGGTTTTGAACGACGCTCAACCTCCGCAGCGTCAGCCTCAACAACGGTCTAACACACCATATCACAGCTATTCACGTTCCACGACAACCGCGCGCAAACCTGTCGGGAACAATCGAGTAGCTCGTGTGGTGTTGACAGACCGCCGTGAGGCTAGCAATATCATCGACAAACTGCAAGACATCATTGACCAGTACGAGGTGGCCACCGTCGCTGATCTGTATTCTCTTGTAGGACTCCCATCGAAATATGTCGACAACGATTGGGGTTGGGATGATATCGGCGCTCCGCGTACGGTGAGGGTAGATGGCGGTTTCCAACTCGTCTTGCCTGATCCTATTTTCCTTGATTCGTAACGAATCATATTCACACGCCCCACCCACGGATGCGAGTGGGGCACTCATACGAAAGGTATATTCACCATGCTTAAGCTTGGTCGTGTATTCAACACGTTAAAACTGAAGATTGAAAACAAAGCTAGCACCGCTGTGTTCGGTGGTGTCGCTGGTCTTATTTCTGCCGGTACTATGGCAGCTAAGGCTACTCCGCAATTCGAGAAGGATTGGGCCGAGGCAAAAGAAAACCAACGCAAATACAAGCACTATGTCGCCGTTGCAAAGGCTAACCATGGTGCTAAAATCGGTACTTTCGCTATTCCTCGTCCCGAAGACGGCCAAGACATCAGCAGCGATGAAGCGTCCGTCAAAGAGTTCGTCAACTCGTTCTGCGACGAAAATGGCGTTGTTCAGTGCTCCAAAAGTGACAGCATTTTGTTCAACATCCGCAGCTACGCATTTTACGCTCAAGCGTTCTTGAAGAACTACGGCGCTGCTTTGACGGTGGGTAGCCTGTCTGTCGCCAGTATCATCTGGGGGCACAGCGTTATCGTCAAGCGCTTGCAGCAGACCACCGCAGCCTACAATACGGTAAAGCGTATGTACGACTCTTACCGCGATGAGGTGAAGGAGCAACTCGGCGAAGAAAATGAATCCGAGATTCATCAGAAGGCTGTTGTTCGTGCAGCCACTGTCGATGTCCTCGAAGAGAGTAAAGACGATGCTGTGATTGCAGTTAATCTCAAATCCGTCGGCGCTGTAGCCATTGACGTCGATGGACCCGATTTTAATGGGGACGAGCACGCCGCACGTAAATTTATCCTGACTGTACAAAACACGGCTAACGACTTGCTGCAAGCTCGGGGCCATCTGTTTCTCAACGAGTTATACGATTTGTTGGGAGAAAAGCGCATCCCACAAGGCAACATCCTAGGTTGGGTTCGGAAGACGCGAAGCGGCGAACCTGGTGTTGTGGACCTTCGTGTATTTACTATCGAATCGCCTGACGGTAATATCGAAACTCTTCGAGGTTTCTTGTGGGTGCGTCCTGAAGTTCAGGGTATCATCGTAGATTTGATCTAGGTTTCCGTTTTCCTATGTCCAAACTTGATAAGATCATTTTCGCCACCTTGGTGTGGACGAGTGGTTTTATCACCGGTATGTATTTCCGTCACTACCATTCTGTGAAAAGGGTGGTAGTGACGGACCAGCGTATTAGTGTGGAACCACCCGACGGGGAAACCCCGGAATGTGCAACCGGGGTAAATTTTTTTGAAACTTCTATTGATGAAGAAGAACCAGTTGAAGAAACTCAACCGGAACCAGAACCTTTGACGGAGGAAGAAATGGCTGAAGACCTCACCAACCCTGATCCAGCGATCATTTCCTTGGCTGAATACAACCTGAACGCCTTGGCTCAAGACCAAATGCTGTATACTTGGTATACTACTGATCGTCTCATGGAAGATTCAGCGGGGAATGTCCTTTGGGAAGAGGATTACGAGGATATTGTCCCTGAGGAGTTTATCGAATACGGTGTCGAGACTGGTAAAGACGTGATTTATTTCCGCAACCCGGATTATCACAGCCTTATCGAGCTACGATTCGACAAAACACCATACAAGGATAGTCCGTATGGTCAGATCAAATACATGATCTTGACCAATAACGATATCCCAATCGACGAAGACGGAGATTGTTATCGTGCTTGTTCGCTATAACGAAGAAACATATTTCCAATACCTCTGCGGATTGGTGAACTGGAAACCTTGCAAGAAGGTCTTGCGTCATCTTCACTCGGTACCGTTTGCGGCTTATATTGGTCTCGACAGTAACCGAGCTTGGGACGGGAAAGAACTCCGTCGCAATTTCCGCAACGCCATTCGGGATTACGACCTCTCTGACGGAGAGCTTATGGCTGAACACTGCTCGATGTTGGAGATGCTTATTCCCTTGGCAAAACGGATGACGGGGTTTACTGAAAATTCTGTCCCAGATGATTTCATGTGGTTGATGCGAAATATGCATCTCGATGACATGACCGATAATACGTATGACGAGTCGTTTGTACAAAAGCGCATCGACATCATCAACAATCGTACTTACGGGGCCTTCGGAGAGAACAGCCTATTTCCGCTCGACCGCACACCTGAGGGTTACGCGAAAAAATGGGATTCAGCAGAGCGTGAATTATGGGCTCAGCTGAACGAATGGGCGTGGCAACAGCACGGAGTTTTGTGGTGATATAAATGACTTCTTTGGACTTTATGCGTATTGCTACTAAGGAACAATCACCCCAGCAAGGCGGTGGGACAGTTCTATATCCTTCGTTTGTTGTGCGTCCATCAAAAGACCTTATGGTTAAAGGTAATTCTTTCTTTGCGATTTGGGATGAAGAGCGTGGTGTCTGGTCAACCGATAGTTATGACGTTCCTCGTCTGGTGGATGGGGTTCTGTACGCCGAAGCTGAAAAATACGATTCAGCGACGGTGAGTGGATTGCAGAGCTTCGACAACGGGCGATGGACGAAATTTCAGCAGTATGTCAAGACGCTAGGCGACAACTGGAAACAACTCGACGAACGGGTTATTTTCGCGGATCAGCCTATTTGCAAAGAAGACTATGCTACAAAGCGTTTGAGTTATTCATGCGCAGAAGGGAGTCATGACGCTTGGGATGAGCTGGTAAATACGTTATATCGTCCTAACGAGGTCGATAAAATCGAGTGGGCCATCGGAGCTGTTGTAGCCGGAGAAGCAAAAACAATCCAGAAGTTTTTTGCTTTCTACGGTAAACCAGGTAGTGGTAAGTCTACCATTATCGGTATCATCCAAGACATGTTCGAGGGATATTCTGGAGTATTCAACGCACGCGCCTTGGGGACAGCCTCCGCACAATTCGCCTTGGAAGCATTCAAGTCGAACCCACTTATCGCTGTGGATCATGATGTTGATATGAACAACATCAACGACAACACAAAAATCAATGCTATTGTCTCGCATGAGCCGATGCTGGTGAACGAGAAACACAAATCCGCATATGCGATGAAGTTTAACTCAACACTTATTGTCGGCACCAACAACCCAATCCGTATTTCCGATGCTAAGTCGGGCCTTATCCGTCGTCTGATTGTGATTACATCCTCAGGCGACACTGTGGAGGCTCTGCGATATCGGCATTTAATGGAACAGGTGAAATTTGAGTATGGCGCAATTGCTTATCACTGCTTGCAGAAATTCAAGAAGATGACGCGCCATTACTACGACAACTACAAGCCGATTTCTATGATGTATATCACGAACCCCATCATGTCGTTTGTGAACGAGGTTCAAGATGAGTTCATCGAGGAGCAATACATCACATTGACGCAAGCTTACACCATGTATAAAGAGTGGTGCAAGGAAGTGGGGATTGAATATCCTGAACGGCGTCAGGTATTTCAGGCAGAGCTACAAAACTATTTTGAAGAGTTCTATCCTCGGAAACGGCTCAGCAACGGGCTGCGTCTCCGTTCGGTGTATAGTGGATTTAAACCCGACATGCTTATGGAAGGTTACTTTGGTGCACCGGAAGGATACGAGGAAGAACCCGAAGAAACAGATGTGTGGAGCTGTCGGGAGTCTATTTTCGATGCTGAGTACGCTGGGATGCCGGCACAGCTCGCCAACTCTGAGGGGACGCCCTCAAAGCGGTGGGTGGATGTCGACACGGTGCTAGGGACGATCAATACTCATGAGTTGCATTACGTCAAGGTCCCACAAAACCATATTGTGATCGACTTTGACTTGCGTGATGGTAACGGCGAGAAATCTTTGAGTAAAAACCTCGAAGCTGTCAAGGCCTTCCCTCCGACATACGGAGAAGTGAGTAAGTCTGGCGCTGGTGTTCACCTTCATTATATTTATGACGGTGATGTGGATACACTAGCGCCGCTATATTCGGAAGGTATTGAGGTAAAAGTATATAAGGGAAATTCGTCACTGAGACGGAAATTCACCGTCTGTAACGGTATGCCGATAGCTCATATTAGTGGCGGACTCCCTTTAAAGGAGACTAAGATGCTTTCGACGAAGCAAATCCAATCAGAGCGAGGGTTACGTGAATTAATTGAGCGCAATCTTCGTAAAGAGATTCACCCGTCGACCAAGTCGAGCGTTGATTTCATCAAGAAGATTTTGGACGATGCATATTCTTCTGGGTTAGTATATAACGTGGAAGACATGAAACCAGTCTTGCTAGGCTTTGCGGCAAAGAGTACTAACCATGCTTTATATTGTCTCAAGGAAGTCAAGACGATGCAGCTGAAGGGTAAGGACGCGCCACAGCAACATATCGAGATCGAAGACAAACCCAAGAAGGGTCAGTTGGTATTTTTCGACGTTGAGGTGTATCCGAATCTGTTTGTTGTGTGTTATAAGCACGAAGGGTCAAACGCGGTTATTCCGATGCTCAACCCCACACCCAAGGAAATTGAAGGGTTGCTGAAACACCAACTCGTCGGTTTCAACAATCGTCGGTACGACAATCATATTTTGTATGCTCGACTCATGGGTTATTCTAACCAGGAGTTATTCGAGCTCTCAAGTCGTATCATCAACGATCGTGACCGCGACAGTATGTTCATCGAGGCATACGGGCTGTCATACGCTGATATTTACGACTTCTCAAGCAAGAAGCAATCACTCAAGAAATTTGAGTTCGACCTTGGGATCAAACACATGGAAATGGAAATCCCTTGGGATAAGGAAGTCGGTGTAGGGCTTTGGCCGAGGGTGATTGAATATTGTTCCAATGACGTCCGTGCAACCGAAGCAGTCTTCCATGACCGCAAGGCTGACTACGAAGCACGGTTATTACTGTCGGAATTGTCAGGACTCCCTGTCAACGACGTCACTCGTAAACACGTCGCTAAGATCATTTTCGGCGATGAGAAGAATCCTCAAGACGAGTTTGTCTATACCGACTTGAGTGAGATGTTCCCTGGTTATTCTTATGATGCCGGGGTTTCGACATATCGTGGCGAGACCACAGGAGAGGGGGGTTATGTTTACGCCGAACCAGGCATTTATGATGACGTGGCATTGCTGGATGTGGCTTCGATGCACCCTACGTCGATCGAAGAATTAAACTTATTCGGTCCATACACAGAGGTGTTCAGCCAAATCAAGCAAGCGCGTCTTGCGATTAAGCATGGGGATTTGGATGCAGCTCGGCAGATGTTGGGTGGTAAGTTGCGACCATTTTTGGAGGGTGGTAAGGACGAGCTCGACAACCTGTCATATTCGCTGAAGATTATCATCAACAGCGTCTATGGTTTAACGTCAGCGAAATTCGACAACCCATTCCGAGATATTCGCAACGTCGACAACATCGTCGCAAAGCGTGGAGCGTTGTTTATGATCGACTTGAAGCATTTTGTGCAAGAACAAGGTTTCACGGTCGCGCATATTAAGACAGACTCCATCAAGATCCCCAACGCCACTCCTGAGATTATTCAGGCTGTGACAAAGTTCGGTAAGAAATACGGCTATGAGTTCGAGCACGAAGACACGTACAAACGCATGTGTCTTGTGAACGATGCTGTATATGTCGCATATTCTACCGCGAAAGAAAAGTGGACCGCCACAGGAGCTCAGTTCCAGCATCCAGTCGTTTTCAAGACGATGTTCTCTGGAGAACCAGTCACACTAGACGACTACAAGGAACAGCGCTCGGTTACCAAGGGCGTTATTTGGTTAGGTGATTCGCCTGAGATGGATAATTCTTGGTGGCATGTGGGGCGGACGGCAAGCCTTGTGCCAGTTATTCAGGGTGGTAAGAATGCATATCGTGTCACCACCGATGATGGATTCAAGGCGCATTCAGTTGCTGGGACTAAGGGTTGGTTGTGGAAAGAGTCGTCAAAGGTTGAAAGCCTTGATGAAGTGGATACCACATATGCCGACCATTTAGTCGAAGCGGCTATTGACCAGATCGAGCGGTTCGGAACATTTAAGGATTTCGTGACACTATGATCGGAGTATACCATAAGGTCACCCGTGAAAATCGCCGTATGCTAGCTTTGCGATACGGGTGGCCTTTTGGGTGCTCGTTAAACTCTCAGGGTATTGACGAGTACCATATCAACACACCAGACCGTCGTGCATATGTAGGCGACTATATTGTGCTCAGCGGCAAGACAGTCAAGGTATTGACTGAGACAGAGTTCAAGGCTTTAAAAGCCAAGAAAGGAAAACGACATGTTGCATAATGTCACGTTGAAGAACGTAAAACTTGTATTTCGTAATCTCGGCGGACGCCCGTCCCAATACAACGCAGCAGGGCGTCGTAATTTCGCCATTGTCTTAGACAAGGCAACAGCTTCGGGGCTGATGGAAGACGGCTGGAACGTCAAGCGTTTTCGTCAGCGTGACGAAGATGTTGAACCTGATTGGTACCTCCCTGTCGAGGTTCGATATGGTCGTCGTAACCCCACCATCGTTTTGCTGAAGTCCAACGGCCGTGTCGACCTCGATGAAGATACTGTCGATATCTTGGACTACTGTGATTTGGAATTTGCGGATGTGGTGGTCCGTCCTTACGAGTGGGAGGTCAACGGCAAAAAAGGCGTCAAGGCATATTGCAAAACGTTATTTGCAACCCTTGACGAAGACGAGCTGGAACGGAAGTATGCTTCGATTCCTAAGGCTGATGATAATCGTGAAGACGAAGATCGTGATCCTTGGAATAGCCGACCTGTCCACACTGATATTGATGAGGAGGTGCCGTTCTGATGAAAGCTCCAATTCCTGAGGCATATACGCCTAACGATGTTTGGTTCGATCTTCTCGACGGCGTGGTGTTGTCTTGCGATACTGCGGCTGGGCTAGCCAAGTGGTTGGACGCTGAGTATTTCGAGCTGGAAGGCCTGCCCTGTATTCTCATTCCGTCGCCCCGAGGGGATATTGTGGCTCGGTCGGGTGATATCGTTGCTAAAGACGCGAAGGGATTTGTGCGGGTGGTGCGGTTACGCAAGAAGCTTCTGTCAGGAAGTCGGCCCACACCACTTGATGTATCCAATCGCGTTCGGTAAGGTATAGTATACAGCGTGGGATTCGTACAAAAAACCACGCTGTATATGGGAGATACCCACCTACTGAACAAGAAAGGTTCAAACCATGAACACCCAAACCGCTAACACCACTGTTACCGACGAGACCATCACCTATGCTGGCGTCGCAAAGCAGTTCGCTAAGGGCTTTGTCATTGGCGCTGTGCAAGTCACGGCAGCCTATGTACTGGCTATTGGCGCACTGACCATCGGCGTGACATTTGCTGAACGGCTTTTCCGGTAAGTGACAAACGGATCAGTTCATACTGACCATTCCACAAAGGAATAATCCCTAGGATTAAACCTCGGACCAAAAACCGAGGTTTAATTTTTTCTGAAATCTCGTACAAAAAACCACCCTCTATATGAGATACCCCTACGAGTTAAGAAAGGCTCACTGTCATGTCTGACAATCTCGCAAACATCGCTGACTCTAACAGCACTTCCCTCGAAGCCTATAATGGCGAGGAAACCGAATCCCAAATGACTTCAACATTGAAGAACGCTGGTAATCTGGCACTCTCTGCATTCGTTGCAGGGTGCGTTGGATACACCTCCGTGAAAATCTTTGAAGGAGCCTCGAAGAAGATTTGCAAATTCCTCAACAAGAAGGCAGACGACAAGGAAGCGTTCGACAAAGCAGTCGACGCGAAAGTAAACGAAATTGTTGCCAAACTCATGGCACAGCAAGAGCAATCTGCTGAACCCGAAGAACAACCTCAAGAACAACCTACTAAACTAACAGTAGTACAAGAAGATAAGGAGTAACACCCTATACCTCGGTTTTTAAACCGAGGTTTAATTTTTTTTTCTGATTTTAAAAGGAGCTATTATGCTACATTTATGTGTCCGTCATAAAGACGGTTACGAGATCGAAGTATTAGTCAACGAGTATACATCACATATTGCTTCTTGGCTTATCGGTTCGTATCTCACCACAGAAAAACGAGATCGAAATGTTTTGCGGTGGCTTGCTGATGCGGCCCTGCTAGAGTATGGAGAATACGAATACCGCGATATCGAGACAGCGCAACGCATGCTTTTTGTCTTACCTATTTCGGCACCTCTAGGACTTCCAGAGGTTCTTGGACTTTTTGACACATTATCGTCAAAAGATGTTCACCCCGCGTGCCGTAAGGAAGCAGCCAAAGAAATCCGTGCATTCATCAAAAAGGAGTTATCATGACTGATAATGTCAACCATCCCAAACATTACACCCGGTTCAAAGGTGTAGAAGTCATCGACATCACGGAGCAACTGAATTTCAACCGTGGTAATGTCGTCAAATACGTCACACGAGCTGGTGCGAAGGCTGGTAGTGACGAAAAGGAAGATTTGCGCAAAGCCGAGTGGTATTTGCAGCGTGAAATCAAGCGTCTGGGCGGAAAACCGGCATCCAATCGCCCCACCGAATTACGTCACACTGACAAAAAAGAAGTCTTGCACGGGGTTTCCAAGGATATTGAAAAGGTCATCCAAGCAAGCGAGCTTCCAACCCACCTGAAAATGGCTATGAGTGAGGTTTTGCATGGTTTGAATTTCGCCTTGGGTTACCGGAAGAACCGGAATTTTCCGAAGCAATTGATGATTTTCCCGACTGGTACGGACGGGCGATATCAGGGTGTGGTGAATTTGATGGTTGAAGCGGCTGCTAAACCCGACGACCGTAAGGAAATCGCCTTGACTGAAGCGAAAGGAGTTATTGAAGAGATGTTGCGAGAGGTTCAAAAGAAAGGAGACGATGATGCGTAAATATATCGACAAGCCAGATGGCATGCATCCGCAATTACGGTATGTAATTGACTGTCTGTCAAACGCTCACTATGCATATAATTCGGACGAGAGGATCAGCTCAGCTGTCTCCGCCATCGAAGCATTGGAAACGTATGTTCATTACGAGAAAATTCGTAAAGAGCGTAGTGAGTCAAAACCAGAACAGCCCTTCGCTGACGACATCCGCTATGTCTATCCAGAGGGTGGTCCCAGCGAGCTTGTGGTCGTTACCGAAAATCTGGAAAAGCCTTGGGTTGCCGTTGACGAGGCTTTGGAGAAAGTTGGTATTCCTCGGACGGATATCATCAGGACCGAGTATTCATATGTTCAAGACGAAGAGAAAGGACGGTTCATCGAATGCCGGATGACATTAACGTAGACCGTTGGAACGATGACTGGCAACCGCCACTCATCCAGAATATCATCCATCAGCAAGTTATTGAAGACCTTGCTGTGGCGGAAAAATGGGGTGTGCGTCGACAAGATCAAATCGACCATACCGTCAAAGCGATAAACCTTCTTGAAGAGCGTCTTGACGCACTCAAGTGTATGCAAAAACTTGACCGGCTTCGTGCAAAGGACGGGCGATGGCCATGAGTGAATACAAGAACATCATTGAGACCTTGGAAGCGGCTGAAGACGAAGAAAACTCTTTGGAAGAGAAATACATTTTCCTTCGGAGCGCATATTCTGAGGTCATGCGTGAGATGGATAAGGTTCGGCTAAAGCTCGACAAGGAACGTGTTGCGGCTATTAAGGACGAGAAAGAAAAGCGTCGGATGGGCCGAATGCTTCTGGGTGATCGTACTGACGAGGTTGGTGTGACGCGTTTCAAAGTCATCGAAACTATGGCGGGCGATGCAGCGGTTTGTCAGTACGCTGCTGATCGGTATATGATTTTGCAGAAGATCATGCACCAGGTTTCCGAGTTAGCCTCGATTCTGTAGCGTAAAACAGCTATCCCTTTCGTACAAAACGGAAGGGATACTTTTTTTTTACTCCGATCCCCCAAATAGGGGTACACGAAAGGATGACATATGAGTATTGAATTGTTCCCGCATCAAGCAAAAGCTGTGAAACTTATGAAAAATGGCACGATTCTTTGCGGAGGGGTGGGTTCCGGCAAGTCTTTTACGGCTTTGGAGTATTTTGTCAGGAATGAAAAGGGTCGTAAGCTGTATATTATCACGACAGCCAAGAAACGTGACAGTCTTGAATGGCGTAAGGACTGCAAGACATACGGCGTTGATGTTGAGAAAGTAGATTCTTGGAATAATATTGATAAGTATAAGAACGTGAAGGGGGCGTTTTTCATCTTTGATGAGCAGCGTGTCGTCGGTCGAGGGCTTTGGGCGAAGCGGTTTGTGAAGATTGCGAAGAACAACCATTGGATTATGCTGAGTGCAACTCCTGGAGATACTTGGAAGGATTATACCGCTGTATTTGTGGCTCGGGGCTTTGTGAAGACATTTACGGAGTTTGACCGTGAGTATTGTATTGTGACTCGATGGGGTGGTTTTCCTAAAATTGAGGGCTACAGGCACGTTCAGCGGCTTGAGAAGTGGCGGGATGATGTTTTAGTCGACATGCCTTTTTCAAGGCGTACAACGCGCTGTGAGAGGCGAATTTGGTGCCATTTTGAGCTGTCTGTGTATCAGGAGGCTTTTAAGAAACGTGTGGTGCCTTGGACGGGGGAGCCTATGAAGAACGCTGCGCAGCTTGGGTATGTTTTGAGGAGGGTTTGTGGGACTGATAAGAGTCGTATTGACGAGTTTCAGAAGCTTTGGGAGAAGCATCCGCGGTTGATTTGTTTTTACAATTTTGATTACGAGTTGGAGATTTTGCGAGAGATTTGCGGAGATGTTTTGAAGGAGTGGAACGGTCATAAACACGAACCGGTTCCTGAGGGAGATCGGTGGGTGTATGCGGTTCAGTATACTTCTGGGTCCGAAGGATGGAATTGTATTGCGACGGACACGATTGTGTTTTGGTCTATGCCTTATTCTTATAAGAGTTTTGAGCAAGCGAAGGGTCGTATTGACCGACTGGATACTCCATTCGAGACTTTGAATTACTATATTCTTTGTAGTAACTCTTCTATCGAGAGTGCGATATGGACCACTTTGAAGGAGAAGAAGAATTTCAACGAATGGGGGTTCTTGTCAGCACGTTTGAAGTACTTTGGAGAGGACCACTACGTTTTTGGAGGGCCCAAAAATCCAGTTTTGGAAAGTGGGTCTTGACCTGGGGTTATGGCCGTTTTTGAAAAGGCCCACTTTTTTGTGAACTTTTTGGCCCACCCTAAAAACATGCCTTGAGCTGGTCGTTTGGACCCCTTTGGCCCATTATTATATATATATATATATATAATATATAATAATAGTAATGCGGCAATGGGGCCCCACTGTACCAGGACTAAACAAAGAATTTTAAATAAAATTAAAAATTTTTGAGCCAATTTTGAAATTTTTGGGCCACACAGCTCAAAAACACCCTCTGACCAGGGCATTTACCTCAAAACCCCCCGGCCCGTTTTGTTTCAGGCTTTTTGGGTCTCTGGTAAAACACCATTCTAGCAGGGCGTTTAGTTGTTTAACTCGACCCATCGGCGAGGAGCCTTTTTCAAGGTATACGGACCAAAGCGGTCCGAGGCATGTTTTTGTTACTTAGATCACATTTATGGGTGTGTAGCAGTTGTGATAGGGGTTCGAATTTTTTTTTATACCCTATGACCTGGGCTTTTACAGAGCTCGTACAAAACGTAAATTTCTGCAAGGCTCTGACCAGGGCTTTCGTACAATTCGTACGAAAAACTAGGGTGTATATGGATAGAAGAGGCAATTTTTCTGTCCTTTAATTTTTACTGTACTTTCCCCTAGGAGGATTCCATGAAGGAAAGCACATACCAATCAGGATTGATTAAACGAATCAAGGCTCGGTTTCCAGAATGTATCATTCTGAAGAATGACTCGTCATATATTCAAGGCATTCCAGATCTCTTGATTCTTATTGGTAAGCGATGGTTCGCTCTTGAAGTGAAACGTGGACGCACGGCTTCGCATCAACCGAACCAAGACTACTATATTGAGAGAATGCATGGAATGTCCTACGCCTCGTTCATTTATCCTGAGAACGAAAAGGATGTACTCAATGATATTCAACAAGCATGTGAATCTTGAACACGATCATGCATTTCTCAGCCCGAGTCAATGGCATTGGCTCAACTACGATGACGCAAGGTTTGATGATCGTTTTCGGACCAAACAAGCCGCAGAAATGGGAACCCGTCTTCACGAGTTTGCGGCTGAGGCAATACGCCTTGGTATCAAGCTCCCAAAGAACGGATCAACACTGTCGACATATGTGAACGACGGTATTGGTTTTGGAATGAACCCAGAACAAATCCTATACTATTCTGACAACTGCTTCGGTACCGCAGACACCGTTTCCTTCAAAGCTAATAAGCTGAGGATTCATGATCTGAAGACTGGACGAGTTCCAGCTTCACATAACCAGCTACTTATCTACGCAGCGATATTCTGTTTAGAGTACAATTTTGACCCATCCACTATCAGGATTGAAACTCGCATTTACCAGTCTGACGATGTGCGGATAAAGCGTCCAACACCAGAAGAAATCACAAGTATTATGGCAAAGATTGTATACTTCGACGAGAGACTACAAAACTTGCGTAAACAGGATGGATAATTTCCATGGTGCACATTATTGACGACTCTGAATATTTAGCCCACGTTGGTAAACCACACGAGGGCTCTAAACCACATTCAGGTCGATATCCATGGGGCAGCGGCAAGGACCCTTCCGCCACCCCAAAGTCATTTCTTGACACTGTAGCAATCATGAAACGCGACGGGATGTCACAAACCGATATTGCAAAGCAACTCGGTTTTAAATCTTCTGTCGAGCTTCGTGACCATATTACTCTTGCTCGTCATGAACAGAAGATTCAAGAGGTAGCTGCCGTCAAGAAATATAAGGCCAAAGGATGGTCGAACACCGCTATCGGTGAGAAGCTAGGCATTTCTGAAGGCGCTGTACGTAAATACTTATTACCCACAGCACTTGCAAGACAAGAAGCGCTTATTCAAAATAAGCAAGCCTTAAAAGAGCGCGTCGACAAGACAGGCTACCTTGACGTTGGGAAGGGTACTGAAGCACTCATGAAAATTAATGAGTCGCAGAAGAAAAAAGCCCTCCGTGCGTTGGAGCTCGAAGGCTACGTTATTTTGAATTTGCGTGAACGCTCTGCATCAACAGGGGAAGCGTCATTTACTACAGTCCTCGCAAAGCCAGGTACCACCAAGCAAGAAGCATATCGTCATCTCAAGGACTTGAGTTCATTTTCTGGTCCATTGAAAGACAAGGAGGGAGCGCCGTTAGGCATTGTCACTCCTTTAGCTATTGATCCAAAGCGTCTCCGTATTAACTACGGTGGCGAAGGCGGTGAGAAAGCTGATGGCGTTATTTATCTTCGGCCCGGTGTGCGAGACATTTCTATTGGCGAGAACGCATATGCTCAAATCCGTGCGCAAGTCGGAAAGGGCCATTACCTCAAAGGTATGGCGGTATATCGTGATGCCTTGCCTGACGGAGTTGATTTAGTATTTAACACCAACAAGGATCGTTCGGTACCGGTCCTGGGAGACAAGAAGAGTGGTAGTATTTTGAAACCCCTTCGAGATGACCCGGACAATCCATTTGGTGCGACAATCAAATATCAACTCACTGAAGGCAGCGGACGAAACCGTCGTGCTATTTCTGCTATGAACATTGTGAACGACGAGTCGGATTGGGATAAATGGAGTCGAAATCTTCCATCCCAATTCTTATCGAAGCAACACGAGGCTACAGCAGAACGTCAGCTAAAAATAACACGGGATTCGATGGCTTCAGAGCTTGCTCAAATTAAGAGCCTGACAAATCCTATTGTGCGCGCTTCTTTATTAGAGAATTTCGCAGAAAATGCAGACAGTGCAGCTTCGCATCTTAAAGCCGCAGCGCTACCGAGGCAGAAGACACATGTGTTACTTCCATTACCCTCGATAGATCCTACACGCATATATGCCCCGAACTACCGTCAAGGAGAACGAGTGGCGCTTGTACGATTTCCGCATGGCGGTACATTTGAGATTCCAGAGCTTATTGTCGACAACACAAATAAAGAAGGCCAAAAAATGATTGGTAAACGAGCCAAGGCTGCTGTGGGTATTCACCACTCAGTTGCGGAGCGTTTATCAGGGGCTGATTTTGACGGTGATACTGCCTTGGTTATTCCGACCCGAGGCGCACGCCTAAAAATAACGAATGCTCTTAACGGGCTTCGTAATTTCGACCCTCACACAGAATATAAATACCATGAAGGTATGCAAGTCTTACCCAAGGGCCGTGTAGGCACTGAGATGGGGATGATTTCTAACCTTATTACGGATATGTCTGTGAAGGGGGCCAACACGGATGAGCTAGCACGGGCTGTCCGCCATTCTATGGTTGTTATTGATGCTAACAAACACAAGCTAGATTATAAACAATCATATGCGGATAATGACATTGCCTCACTCAAGGCTAAGTATCAGGGCGGTCCGCGCAAGGGTGCCTCTACCATCATTTCTCGTGCCTCGGCAACGGTCCATATTCCAGAGCGTCGCTTGGCATATAAAACTGAAGGTGGGCACATCGACCCTAAGACAGGGAAGCTGCGTTATATTGATACAAACAAGACCCATGGTGTAAAGACCCGTACCGGTGAGTGGGAACAAGCACCCAACCACCAGAAGGTCACTCGTATGAGTCTTGCTGATGACGCATATTCTCTTACATCAGACGCACCATCACCTATGGAGCGGATCTACGCACGCCACGCTAACGGGCTCAAGGCTATGGCTAACGACGCACGTCTGGCAGCGTACCGTTCTGAGCCGATTCCATATTCTGCTAACGCTAAGCGTGTGCATATTGATGCTGTGCGGTCTCTTGATGCTAAGCTGGCTTTAGCTAAATCCAACGCTCCTCTAGAGCGTCAGGCCCAACGTATGGCAAATCTACAAGTGCGCGCTAAAGTGGAGGCCAATCCAGGGCTTGACAAGGATGATATTAAGAAGCTAAAGACACAAGCTCTTATTGGTGCACGCGCAGCAACAGGAGCTAGCAAGCATCGTATTCAGCCTACTGAGGAAGAGTGGAAAGCTATCCAAGCTGGCGCTATTTCTACTACGAAGCTGAAGGAGATCATGGCTCAAGGCGACATGGATCATATTCGTGAGCTCGCTATGCCAAAGGAACAGCGTGCACTGCCACAGCGGCAGCAGACGGCTATCAAAAATATGCAATCGCGGGGATATTCTCAAGCGGCTATTGCTGAAGCCCTGGGTGTGTCTGTGTCTACGGTCAACAAGTATATTTGACATATTCTCTAGAAAGCTATATTTTCATGAGCCGTGAAGTATATTTGACAACGACTGATAACCCATACCATCCTGGTGACCAGTTCGCTGAGTGGTATAATTTTGATATTCAGCACGGCTATGATAGTATGGGATATTTGGATCGTGTGCTAAATACTACTGATTCGCTAGGACCTCATATTTTGGACGAAGATATTGAGCGAGCTATCGACGATATTGTACGTTATAATTTGTCGGGAGTTCACACAAAAATGATCGTCGAAAATAACAAACCCCCCCTATATATTTAAGGGGGGAGGGGGTCTTCGCACAACATACCCCCCTACTCGCTCGCCCCCCGCCTGGGAAAAGGCCCAGAAAGGGTGTTCTAACAGGTTGATGGGGGTCGTAACTACTCTGAAACGAGGTGAAACAGGTGTCCAACACACCAAAACGACGCCGAAAGCCGGCTCAAACGGTTGAGGACCGAGAGAACGAGCTCGTCAAGAGCGCCACAGACCTCGCAGCTCAGCAATTGCGTGACGGTACGGCATCGCCATCAGTCATCACACACTTCTTACGCTTGGGTTCCGTTCGTGAACAACTCGAACGACGCAAGTTATTGAAGGAGAACGAGATGATGGATGTGAAGATGGCTGCCATCGAAGCTAGCGAACGCCGTGAACAGGAGTACGCAGAGGCTATCAACGCTCTTCGAAGGTATAAAGGTGAAACCCTCGAATAACTCCCCCAAGACATACCACGAGATGCTCCAATACATGACTCTCGAAGATCGTATTCGGTATATCCGTCTTGGGGGAGCGGTGAGTCATGCTACCTTTGGTGGAAAGCGGATGGCTAACCAAGACTTTTACAAGTCACGTGAGTGGGCACAAGCCCGTAATCATGTGATCTCACGAGATAACGGCTGCGATTTGGCGCTGTCCGACTATCCAATCTTGGATCGGATACTGGTACATCACATAGTACCGATAACCATGCAAGATTTGGCGGAAGGTTCGGACAAATTACTAGATCCTGAAAACTTGGTATGCGTGTCTCACAATACACATAACCTCATCCACTACGGAACTGAGGACACCACCCCAAGGGAATACCAGGAACGACAACCGGGTGACACAAAACTCTGGTGAAAGGAGATAAGATGACCCGACGAACCCCAGAACAATACGATTGGGGTACACTTGAATTTGATGAAACACTACTAGATTTACATTACACCCCACACGGCTTCCGAACGATTAAGTTCACAGTCATTCATCACATGACTGTCGTCGACCGAGATGGAAACGGACCGGACACCCTAGATGCTTGCTTTAATATCTGGCAAGATCGAGAAGCTTCTGCGCATTACGGTGTGGACCATGACAAGGTTCGTCAGTATGTGTACGATTCCGATATTGCTTGGGCTACTGCTAATGCAAATGGCAATAACCATGGTATCTCTATTGAGCATGCTAATAGCACAGGCGCCCCAGATTGGCGTGTCGATCCTGAGACGATGGAGACCGGTGCAAAACTTGTCGCCCACCTCCACAAGTTCTACCGACTCGGCCGACCCGAAATCGGAGTGAACGTTTTCCGTCACATGGACTTCTTCGCTACCGGTTGCCCCGGTCCGTTCCTCGGTGGAAGCCAGTATCACAACTACGTCAACCGTGCTGCTCAGATCTACGACGAGATCACCGGCGCAAAACCCGCTGGTCCAGTTCCACTGCCTACCCCGAAGGTTCGCCCTTCGCAAGACGAGGTAGTCAACATGGTGATCCGAGGCCAGTACGGCAACGGCGCAGAACGGTTCCAACGGTTGGAGCGTGAGGGGTGGGACCCGCTGGAGATTCAGCGGATCGTGAACGAACGGCTGTCGTGATGGGTAGTGCTTTACAAGACGTGAAGAAACTCCTCAATGTCCCCGCTGACAACACGGACTTTGATGTGGACATTAAAAGCTTGATGAACTCCTCGCTAGCAGTGGTGTTCCAAGTTTGTCCGGCTATCAAGAAGTCGAGTCCAGTTGTCACGGGGGCTGAGGAGTGGTCCGACCTGTATGACATCGACGAGCCCAAAACTACGACTCCGCGGAATATTATCGCAAGTTTCATTGAGACGTTTGTGACTATGGATACTCGGTTGAAGTTTGACCCGTCGATTAACACAGCCGTCAAAGAAGCACACCAGGCTTGCCGAGATGAAATGATATGGAGGTTGAGTGTTGTTTGAGTTAACACCCCAACGCCACGATGAACTCTATCACTACGGTGTCCCCGGTATGCGCCGAGGAGTTCGCAAAGCTCGACCACGAAGTGGTATGCCGAGGGACAGTGTTGGTGTAGACTGGCGTGGGCGTCCGGTTACGCCTCGAACCCATGATCTATATTACCATCCGGGTACCGGTCAGTTTGTTGCAAAACGCAAATTGACCAAGAAGCAGAAGATGCTTCGTTACGGAGCCCGGGCAGCGATTGGTGCTGCGACAGGTGCTCTTGCCTATCAAACCATGCGGTTGAACGCTCAGCATAGTAACACCTACACGCCCGAACTTTACCATTACGGTATCAAGGGTATGAAGTGGGGGCGCAAAAAGGGCAAAAAAAGCACGAAGTTGCGGCGACGAGGCTTACGGTTGGTAAGGGAACCTATTGTTCGGTCCAAAGAGCGAAAGTACTCGGACGCTCTTGCCGGTAAGGTGAAAAAGACTGGCACCGAATCGCTTTCTAACAAAGAGCTTCAGACGTTGACCAAGCGAATGCAACTGGAGAACGACTATCGACGAGCAGCAGACAACCCCTACAAGACCCGGGCTCGACGCAAGGGCGAAGAAATGTTCTGGAAGGGCGCTGGTGCCGTTGGCGGCATTGCGCTTGGCACATTTGGTACAATCGCAGCTCAAAACCTGAAGAGCAAGGACCAAAAGAAACGAATCGCCAGCGGTCTCAAAGTTGCTAAAGCTGTGACTGGGTGGTAACAGGTGGCTCTATCGAACACAGCTACCCCAAAGTATTACGGCATTTTCCGTGAGAAAGTACTGCGGGGCGAGATCCCAGTCTGTAAAGAAATCTCGATGGAGATGAACCGCATTGACGCGCTGATAGCAGATCCGAAGTATTATTACGATGATACGGCTATCGACGGCTTTATCGAGTTCGTTGAATCCGAGATGACCCTTACCGATGGTTCTGATGTGTTTGTTATGGACTCGTTTAAGCTCTGGGCTGAGCAGCTGCTGAGTTGGTACATCTTTGTTGACCGGTCGGTCTATGTTCCTCGTCCGGGGAATCGCGGGGGTCGGTATGTCCGTAAACGTGTGAAAAAGCGTCTGACACTCAAACAATATATCATCGTGGCTCGTGGTGCCGCCAAGTCGATGTACGCTTCGTTCTTGCAAGCCTATTTCCTCACGGTCGACACCACAACTACCCACCAGATTATTGTGGCCCCCACGATGCCGTTGGCGACAGAAACCATCCAGCCAATCAAGACCGCAATGATCCGTTCCAAAGGACCCTTGTTCAAGTTCTTGTGCATGGCTGGTTTCACGCCTCAAGCAGCTGGTCGAAAAGCCGAGAAGAACAAACTCGCTCCCACCAAGCGTGGTATCGAGAATTTCTTGACTAACTCGTTGCTTGAGGTTCGGCCGATGCGTATCGACAAACTTCAGTCGATGCGTACAAAGATAAATACAGTTGACGAGTGGCTTTCGGGAGACGTGAAAGAAGATGTCATCGGCGCTATTGAACAGGGAGCTTCCAAGAACGAGGACTACATTATCCTCGCTATCTCTTCGGAAGGTACCGTTCGTAACAGCGTTGGTGACACCATCAAACTGGAACTCCAAGACGTTTTGAAAGGTAATTACCTAGCGCCTCACATTTCGATCTGGCACTACCGTCTTGACGATGTTAAGGAGGTCGCCGACCCGGCTATGTGGGTGAAAGCAAATCCTAACATTGGCATCACGGTAACTTACGAGACATATCAAAAAGACGTAGAACGAGCGGAACAAGTCCCCGCTGCACGAAACGACATCCTAGCGAAGCGTTTCGGCATCCCCATGGAAGGGTATACGTATTTCTTCACTTACGAAGAAACGTTACCACATGCAAAGAAACAATATTGGGGTATGCCGTGCTCGATGGGTGTTGACTTGTCACTTGGGGACGACTTCACGGCTTTTACGTTTTTGTTCCCACTTCAGCGGAGTATGTTCGGTGTAAAGACTCGATCTTACATCACCGAACGAACGCTGATGAAGCTTACTACTGCTCGTCGTCTCAAGTACGAAGAGTTCATCGAGGAAGGCACATTAATTGTCATGGACGGAACCGTGCTAGACATGATGCAAGTCTATGACGATCTGGATGCTCATATCCAAGAGTGTCAATACGACATTCGTTCTGTTGGGTATGACCCATATAATGCGCGTGAATTTATCGAACGATGGACGACCGAGAATAGTGAGTGGGGAGTCGAAAAGGTCATCCAAGGCGCCAAAACAGAATCCGTCCCGCTTGGCGAGTTGAAGAAGCTTGCGGAAGATCGTGCGTTACTTTTTGATGAAGCACTCATGACATTTGGTATGGGGAACGCTATCGTTATGGAGGACACTAACGGTAACCGCAAGATTCTAAAACGACGCTATGAAGAAAAGATTGACAACGTGGCTGCTCTCATGGACGCTTACGTTGCGTACAAACTAAATCCTGACAGTTTTGAATAGGAGGATACATGACAAACATGGAACTTTATCACTACGGCGTGAAAGGTATGCGCTGGGGTCGGCGTAAGGCACGACCCAAGATGTCTGCTTCTGCACGAATGGCACGACGCAGGAAGATTGTAAAAGGTGTCGCTCTTGGTGTCGGTGCAGCAGCTTTGGGGTATGGCGCTTATCGGTATGGTAAGAATCCGGTCAACCGAGCAAAACTATATACACACTATAGCAACGCTCGTCTGAAGGGCGGCGATGCTGTCGATATGGTTCGAGCTCACGGTGTGAAAGGTGCTGCTCGGGAAACGTATCGGAAGCTTAATGGTCCTGCCGCAAAAGCTCGACGAGAAGTTGCTCGGATGCAGCGAGGTGATCGGCTGCACGACGCCGCGGGTCAAATCGCAAACCTAGGCGCTCAAGCTAAATACTTGGGTGTCCGAGGTAGTGCTCGGGCAGTAGGCAACGCCGCCAAAACTACTGGTAAAGTTGTTGGGTATGGCGCACGTGTGACTACGAACGAAGTCGGTAAAGCTGCTAAGAAACGTGCTGGTGCCGCAGCAAGTGCAGCGGGCAGCTACGTTCTTGGTGGCAGCCATTCTAAGACTCGTGCTAACCTTCGCTCGGCTGCATCTTCCGCTCGGGGTGCTGGGCAAAAGCTTCGACAAGGTCGAGCAGCCGCCGAGATGGCTGCGGATATTTACCGGTCTCGCCGTAAGTACCAGGGCAAGCACGCTGCACACTTCGCTTACGACAGCCCCGGTGAAGCGCTGTACCACTTCGCACTCGACCCCTACGGTCGGTACGCCATCTTGTAACTGATAGAAAGTAACAACGCTCTTGTCATTTACAGAAAAACTGAAACACGCTTGGAACGCATTTCGTGATCCCCCAACATCTGCACCATCTAATGTTGGGGGTTGGACACAATACAGCCCTTCAAGGCGTTTTTTGAGTTTTACTGGTGCTGACCGTTCGTTTGTGAACTCTATCATTACTCGTATGGCTATTGACGTAGCTTCTGTTGAGTTTTTACACGCTCGTACTGATGAGAACGGCGGCTATCTGGAGACCATACCATCTGGACTTCAGAACTGCCTGAACATCGAAGCAAACACAGACCAAGCCGCACGCGCTTTTAAGCAGGATCTAGCTATTACCCTGTTTAAGAAAGGTGTTGCGGCTGTGGTCGCTGTCGAAACTGACATTTCACCATTGAAAACTGGCGGTTTCGACATCAAGTCGTTACGTGTTGGGGAGATCGTTAACTGGTATCCTCAACATGTAATGGTTGATTTGTATGACGAGCGTGACGGACAACATAAGCAAATCACTTTACCAAAGAGTACTGTTGCGATCATCGAAAATCCGCTCTATGACATCATGAACGAGCCCAACAGCATGTTCCAACGACTTGCTAAGGCTCTTCGTATGATGGACGGGATTGAAGATGATCTCAGCAGTAAGAAATTGGATGTGATTGTCCAACTTCCATACGTTGTGAAAGGCGAGAACCGTCGCCAACAAGCGGAGAACCGTATTCGTGACATCGAAATGCAGCTCCGTAAGACTGACTTTGGTATCGCTTACGTCGACGGCACGGAGAAGATTACACAATTGAACCGTGCTGTCGAAAGCAACATCCTTCCAAGGATCGAGTGGCTCACAAAGCAAGTACAAGCACAACTAGGTTTGACGACCGAGATTCTCGATGGGACAGCAGCTGAAACAGCGCTGCTGAACTATCAGAATCGTATCATCAAACCAGTCGCTGACAGCATTGCAGAGGAGTTATCTCGAACCTTCCTCACCAAGACTGCTCGAACTCAGCGACAGACGGTGCTTTACCTTCGACGTCCGTTTGATCTGGTGCCGATGGAGAAGATCGCTGACATTGCAGACAAGTTTACTCGGAATGAGATTCTTTCTGCCAACGAGATTCGCGCCATCATTGGTATGCGTCCGTCGACTGACCCGAAGGCTGACGAGCTTTACAACTCGAACATGCCATACGACGACAGTTACCCAGGTGGTGAGGAGGAAGAAGAGGGCATGGAAGACCCATACGCTCAGCAGGAGGAGTACCCACCAGAGTACGATCCCGAACAGTATCAGTAGCTCAAAATGGAAAGGAAATTATGCGACCAGACTTTAGCGGGTATGCTACTCGCGCTGGTATTCGGTGTTCTGATGGTCGCACTATTCTACCTGACGCCTTCAAAGACAACGACGGCAGTACGGTACCACTGGTGTGGCAACACGGACACCACGACCCCGACAACGTGCTTGGGCATGCCGCCCTAGAGAATCGGGACGACGGGGTTTACGCTTATGGTTTTTTCAATCATACAGCGAAAGCCCAGAATGCAAAACAACTAGTTCAACACGGTGACATCACGAGTCTTTCGATCTACGCAAATCAGTTGGTGGAGAAGGAGAAGAACGTGATGCACGGACAAATCAGGGAGGTTAGCCTAGTGCTATCAGGAGCCAACCCAGGCGCAAAGATTGATAATGTGGTCCTCCGTCATAGCGATGGCGAAGAGACTGAATTGCAAGACGAAGCGGTCATCTACGGAGGCAGTCTGTCTCACGGTGACGGCTATATCATGCATGACGACGATGACGATGGAAGTTTGACCCCGGAAGAAGTGCAAGCGATGCTTGACGAACTTCCCCCGGAGCAACAGCAAGTCATCGGTATGCTTATTGAAAACGCAGCCGCTCAAGGCTACGAAGCTGGTGTAGAAGACCTTGTTGATGAACTCGATTATGACGAAGACGATTTCGACGATGAGGACTACGACGACGACAATGATTACGACTACGAAGAGGACGACTTCACCCCCGAAGAACTCGCACAATACGATTACAACGGAGACGCATACATGGGTAATGTATTCGACCAAGGCCGACTAGCCCCGAGTGGTCGTCGGCCTGTTTTGTCTCACTCGGACATGGCCGATGTGTTCAAAGATGCCCAGGAGGTGGGCTCGCTCAAGGAATCCGTACTGTTCCACGCTGACCAGTTCGGTATCACCAACATTGACCTTCTGTTCCCGCAAGCTAAGGACTTCCAGAACAAGCCGGAGTTCATCAAGCGTCGGACAGAATGGGTCGACGGTGTGATGAATGGCGTCACCAGCGCTCCGTTTACTCGGGTTCGTTCGGTGCACGCAGACATCACCCAAGATGAAGCCCGAGCCAAGGGTTATATCAAGGGCTCGATGAAGAAGGACGAGTTCTTTGAGCTGAAGAACCGCTCCACCGGTCCTACCACGGTGTATAAGCGCCAGAAGGTGAACCGGGACGACATGCTGGACATCACCACCTTCGACGCCGTGGCTTGGATCAAGGCTGAGATGTTGTTGATGCTCCATGAGGAAATTGCTTCGGCAATTTTGTTTGGCGACAACCGTGATATTGAGTCCCCGGACTATATCAACGCCAAGAACATCCGTCCTATCGCTACGGATCATGAGTTCTTTACCCATCGTCTTGAAATTGCTCAGAACGATATTGGTACTGACGCTATGATCGAGCTCATCGACACCAGCAGGCATTTCTACAAGGGTTCCGGTCAGCCGGCACTCTATACCACCGAGTCTGTTCTCGGTAAGCTGCGCTGGATCAAGGACAAGGACGGTCGTCGGATTTACCCCAACGACCAGGCTATCGCAGACGCCATGCGTGTCTCGAAGATTGTCACTGTTGAAACCATGGAGCGGGTCCCGAACTTGGTTGGCCTTATCGTCAACTTGTCGGATTACCAGGTTGGCACCGATCAGGGTGGTAAGCTTGGCATGTTCGACCAGTTCGACATCGACTACAACCAGCACAAGTACCTGATTGAAACTCGTATGTCAGGCGCGCTGGTTCGGGCGAAGTCCGCTATGGCTCTGTGGAAGACCGGTTCGCCTGCTGCTACTGGTGACGCCCCCGACAACAAGCTAGATCCGAGTCGTCTGCTAGCTGACCAGCGTCACACCAAGAAGGCTGGCGGCGGTGGCGGAACCCCCGTTCCTCCTCCAGGCGGCTAAGCTCAAAATGGGAAGGTTGAATCATGACACGCTTTAGTGGCGCTGTCGGATTCGGCGAGCCTATCGAGATCGACGAAGGTGTATACGACGTGAAGGTAACTGAGCGTCAAGCTTTTGGCGACGTCGTTCGATCATACCGCAATAATCAAGACGTTGGTAAACTCAACGCCAACATTAATTTTGATATGGCGGTATCCGTCGTCGCCGACGACTACCTCAAGGATCATTTAGACCTAGCGGTTTATGTTCGTTGGGGTACTCTGTATTTAGCAGTTACGTCTGTGGAGATGAATCATCCACGCATCACTCTTACGCTGGGAGGTGTGTGGCATGGACCGAAGGCGGAACTTACACCTTAAGCTTGAACAGATAGCGGGGGCTGGTGTACCTGTGTTGTATCAGCCCCCGTCGATGCATAAGCTCACGTATCCGTGCATACTCTATCAATACGACGGAACCGGTGTGAAACACGCTGATAACAAAAAGTATCATCGTGCTAGTCGCTATCAAGTTACTTTGATTGCCCGCAAGCCGGATCCGGCTCTTGTTGAAGAGATTTCCAACATGGAATATTGTACGTTCCAACAATGGTTTGCTAAAGACGGCTTGAACCATTACGTCTTTAGTATCTACAATTAAGGAGAACTAATGGCCAAACTAACATGGGACAACGTTGGCGAACGTAAGTTCCAGACTGGCGTGAACAAGGGTGTTCTCTACCCTTATAACGCCACACAGAAGACCTACGCAGCTGGTGTCGCGTGGAATGGTCTTACCAAGGTTACGGAAAGTCCCTCTGGTGCTGAAGTCACCGATATTTACGCAGACAACATCAAGTATCTTGGTCTGATGTCTGACGAGAAGTTCGGTGGCACCATCGAGGCTTACACCTACCCCGACGAGTTCGCGGCTTGCGACGGTTCGGCTACGATCGGTGGAGCTTTGGTGACGCAGCAGACCCGTAAGATGTTCGGTTTCTCGTGGCAGACTCGGATTGGCAACGATACTGAGGGTGTGGATTTCGGCTACGACATTCACATCGTGTGGAGTGCCTTAGCGAAGCCCTCGTCCAAGGATCACAGCACGATCAACGATTCGCCTGAAGCCGTCACGATGTCTTGGGAGATTTCCACTACCCCGGTGGCGTTCAAGGACGACGGCGGGTTCAAGGACCTCAAACCGACGGCCCACCTTATCATCCCGTCCAAGACCGTGAAGAAGGAGAACCTAGCCGAGCTGGAGAAGAAACTGTATGGCACCGAAAACGATCCGCCTACTCTTCTCAGCCCCGAAGAAGTTCTCACGATCGTGAAGAAGCCGTAACATGACATTAGAACTCGATATCGTCACCCGTCATGACTTCGATGGTGGTCGGAATCGGTTCTTGCCAGTGACGATCCACCTCAAGATGTGTCACAGTCTCGTCAGCATCTCAAAATGGGAAGAGAAGTATCAACGACCCTTCCTAGTGAGCGACGATGACAAGACCCAGGAAGAGCTGCTGGATTACATTTCGATGATGGTCGTTAACAAACTCCCTCGCAAAGCTGTTGATGAAGCTATTACAGCTATCACAGCAGAGCAGATGAGTCTCATTAACGACCACATCGCCTCACGAGCCAGTGCTACTACGTTTTCGGACAGTGGTACTGGCTCTTCGTCAACTGAGATCATCACTTCAGAGCTTATCTACTACATGATGTTCGCTAATGGTATCGCAAAGGAATGCGAGACGTGGCATATCAACCGTCTTCTCGCGTTGATTCGTATCTTCGGCATCAAGAACTCACCTGAGAAATCTAAGAAACTTTCACAAGCTGAGATCATGGCTCGTAACCAGAAACTCAACGCTGAGCGTCGAGCACAGTGGGGGACGAGCGGATGACGAAGCTGAATTGGGACGATCGTTTTTTCACCGAGGGTTGTAGCCGAGGTGTGTTGTATCTTAGCGAGTATGCAACGAAAGCTTGGGCATGGCATGGTCTTATCTCTGCCACCGAGACGCGCAAAGCTGAGATGACATCGTTGTATTACGAAGGTCGAAAATGGGGTGCTATTGCTGGTAACGTCGAGCGAGAACTGAAAATTAGTTGTTATACTTATCCACCGATGCTAGACCAACGCATGGGCATCGTACCCAAAGCTATTGGTATCTACGCCGATGAAGGTCGGCCTAAAACGTTCGGTTTCACTTTTCAGTCTCTGGGAAGCGATGGTTCACGACAGGTGCATGTGTATCCTAATCTTTTGGCGAATCCATCAGATCGAGAACACCGCACCATCAAAGAAACCCGCGATCCGCAGACGATAGGCTTCGACTGCCAAGTAGTTCCTCAGAGTTTCAAGGGGACTGGGTATGTTACTCCGTATTTTCGGATAGACCTAGACTCTTTAGATTCTGAAGATCTGAAAACCGCTACAGAAGCTTTGTATGGTTCTGACAGCGGTGATGCCTCGATGGATAAGATACTGTCGTTCATTGTCGCTAAGATGGGCGGTAAGCCGAAGTGGAACCCAGAAGCCGTCGACCAAGATCAATGGTCGTTTAACAGTACTGAGGGTAACTTCCGATGGATCAACGAAGCTGACGGCGAGTTCGAGATCGACATTTAGGAGAAACTATGGCTAAAATTGTAACGCTTACTAAAGGCGGAATCGAAAAACTCATCAAAGCTGCCGGCACTGTTTCGCCGACTTCGCAGAAACTAGCTCAGTATGATGGGAACGGTTGCCTTGCTACTAATGATCCTCGTTTCGCTTTGGATTGTGTGAACAAATCATACCTCGAAAGCAAACTCAACGGTCTTGGCGGCGGAGGTGGTTCCGCATCCGGTACGAGCACACCAACAGCTAATAAGATTGCTGCATACGACGAAAATGGACGGTTGCACTCCACACCAAAACCGGAAAACGACAACTTCATTATACAAAATGAAGTTGTCACCTTCTCCGATCTTACCAATCCACGGCTAAACGACGCCTACCGTTACTTTTTTGAGTTTAAAAATTCTGTTACACCGTTTCGCGTTAAACTTACCTCGGCTGATCCTATCACCGGAGGCCGAGTTAATCTTCCGATTCCTGGTAGCGATTTTCAATGGATCACCCGTACTACCGGTGCTGGTGGGGGTTATGAGTACGAACTACGAGCCGGAAACGCTTACCAAGTCAGTTGGTCCATCTATGGTAAAGCTTATTTCCGGTCTTACAACCTGTTTGAGGACGGAACGGGATTTTGGAACGTTTCCGGTACTGGAGAGAACTGGAAGTCTGAAACTGTCATCATCTGGCGTAAGAACGGTAAACCTAACATTTGGCTTGAACACAACGGATGGCAAACAGGTCCCGGGCGTATTGCGGTTTTGAGTATTCTACCCCTTTACAATGTGTATATCTAATGTTCAAGATCGAAAAGTCAGGCGACCTCACCAAAACATTCGACTTTCTCAAACGTATGTCCTCCGACGAACTCTTTCAAAGCCTCAGCCGCTATGGTCAAAAAGGCGTGAAAGCTCTATCGGCTGCCACGCCGCAAGACACGGGGAAGACTGCTTCGTCTTGGGAGTACAAGGTCAAAATGGGAAGGAAACCCAGCATCACTTGGTATAACACCAACGTGGTGAACGGTTTCAAGGTCGCTGTCGGTATTCAAATCGGGCACGGCACCGCTGGGGGCGGCTATGTCCAGGGGATCGACTACATCAACCCAGCATTACGCCCTCTGTTTCAAGAAATTGCTAACGAAGTTTGGAAGGAGGTCACCCGCTAATGGCGACCATCGACGAGCGCGTCGTTGCGATGAAATTCGACAACACGCAATTCAAGGCCAAGTCACAAGAGACTATCGCCGATTTACAGAAACTGGAGTCAACCATCGACTCTGGAGCCACGAAGAATCTCGGTAGCGCTTTAGGTTCGACATTTTCAAATGCTTTGAGGGTGGTCGATTCGTCAACGGGTGGTATTCTTTCAAGTCTGGGCCTCATCCAGAAGTCAGCGTCAGATGTTGACATGTCTGGACTGTCTAACAGCGTGGAGGACACCACAAGTAAATTTTCTATGTTGGAGAATATTGCTGTTGGCGCACTCCACAACATCGGTGCCAAGCTGGCCGACAGTGGTTTGAACGTAGCCAAAGCGTTCACAATCCAAGGCGCTATGGATGGTTTCAAAGAATACGAACTACAGATTAACTCAGTTCAGACTATTCTTGCCAACACTCAATCTAAAGGTAGCACTCTCGCAGATGTTAACAAAACCTTGGATGACCTAAACGCCTACGCTGACCGAACCATCTATAACTTCGGCGAGATGACCAAGAACATCGGTACATTCACCGCAGCTGGTGTTGGTTTGGAAGACTCGGCCAAAGCAATCAAGGGTATCGCTAACTTGGCTGCTCTGTCTGGTGCAAACTCAGAAAAAGCTTCCAGCGCTATGTACCAGTTATCCCAGGCTATTGCTGCTGATAAAGTCGGCTTGGAAGACTGGAACTCTGTGGTGCACTCCGACATGGGCGGCGAGATATTCCAGAAGTCTTTGTTTGACACGGCAAAGGCTATGGGTACACTCAAAAACGCGGGTAACATGACGTTCGAGGAATGGACCAAGAACTATAAACCATTCCGAGAAACCTTAGCTGACGGATGGCTCACCGGCAAAGTCCTCACCAAAACTTTGGAAAAATTTACGGGAGATCTGAGTGACGAACAACTCCGTGAACAGGGCTACACTGAAGAACAGATCGCCCAGATCCAAAAGCTAGCACAAACAGCTAATGGCGCGGCTCAGGACGTTAAGACTTTCACACAGATGATTGGTATTATTAACGAATCAATCGGTTCTGGTTGGGCTCAGTCTTGGCGTATTATCATCGGTGACTTTGAGGAAGCCAAAGTTTTATGGACTCGGGTCAGTAAAGTCATTTCTGGTGCTGTAGACCAATCAGCCAAGAGTCGTAACGAACTACTCCAAGGTTGGAGTGATGCTGGTGGTCGTACCATCGTTATTGATTCTCTGGTACGAGTATTCAACGGCTTGTACAGCATAGTAGGGCAAGTGGGTCGTGCTTTCTCTCAGATATTCCCGCCCATGACTGTCGCTCAGGTGATGAAGCTCACACGAAGTTTCGAGGACCTGTCCTACAAACTAACACCTTCTATCGAAACTGTTGTGAATCTCGGCAGGACATTCAAAGGTTTCTTTGCGTTACTGCACATCGGTTGGTCGTTAATCAAAGCTGTCGGTAGCATGATAGCTAAGATTTTCGGTGCTTCTGGCGGTGCAGCTGGCGGAATCCTCTCCATGACAGCCTCGCTAGGCGACTTCCTGGTGAAGCTTGATGAGAGCATTCAAAATGGGAAGTTGTTTGAGAACATCTTTGGCAAGGCTGGCACTTTCATTGCTGGTGTATTCGAGTGGATCGGTAAATCGGTCGATGACACCAGCGTAGCCTGGGGTAAATTCCTAGACTTCGTTCATAAAGTAACAAACGGTCTCATCAAGATTTTCAACATCCTAAGCTCTGGTAAGTACAAAGACGGTACTTTCATGGGGTTGAAGAGTGATAACGGCTTCATTAAGTTCCTCATCAAGGTTCATGATTTAGTCACGTCGTTTATTGACAAGATTAAGTCGTTCTCGTTCCTTGACTGGTTCAACGTCAGCGCTGGCATCGGTGGCGTGGGTATTTTGGCTCTCTTCGCTAAGATCGTATCCCAACTGAAGGCTATCATGGCCCTGAAGGAAAAAATCCCCTTCTTGAATGGCGAAGGACTCAAGGGACTCTTTGCTCTATTCCGCGGTGGCGGAGGTGATGGAGATGAGAAGGGCGGTAAGGATGCTCCCGGTATCGTTGAGCAACTTACTGGCGCATTCGAGAAGATGCAACAGGCCCTTAAAGCTCGTGCACTGCTTCAAATCGCTGCTGCTATCTTGGCCTTGGCTGCTGCTATTCTTATTCTGTCGTCAATCGACGGCGGAAAGCTAGCCCAAGCCACCGCAGCGGTTGGCGCTCTCATGGCGGAGTTGATGCTAGCCTTAGCGGGCATGACGTTCCTCACCAAGGGGAGCGGTTTCGTTAAGTTGGCTGGTATCGCTGGCGCCATCGTTGCCATTTCGGCTGCAATAGTTATTCTCGCTGGCGTTATGAAGCTCATGTCCAAGATGTCATGGGAGGAAATCGGTAAAGGCCTCGCCTCCATCGGTGGAGCATTTCTTATCATCGCTATCGGTACCAAACTTATGCCGGCTAAGTTGTTGCTTGGCACGGCGTTTGCTCTGGTACCGATGGCTAATGCTATCGCCATCCTCGTTCATGCCATCGGCGATGTTTCAAAGCTATCGTGGGAAGAGATCGGTAAAGGTCTCACTGCGATAGCTGGTGCAATGTTGCTTATGGCCGGGACATTACGGCTTATCCCGACTAAGACGGCATTTCTCCTAGGCTTAACACTCAACGCATTTGCTGGCTCGATGGTTGTTTTAGCATCGGCCATAAAAAGCTTTGGCGAGATGCAATGGGACGCTATTGGTCGTGGCTTAGCAGCTATGGCCGGCGGTTTGCTCCTCATGGTCGGGGCGTTTCGACTCATGCCAGCTACCGGTGGTGTTGTCGCCGCTGCTGGCATTTTCATCATGGCAAACGCTCTTGTCGTTATGGCTCAAGCATTCAATCTTTTCGGCACCATGTCGATCGAATCCATCGCCCACAGCCTCGTTGCTGTGGCTGTCGGGTTGTTATTGATGGTCGGTGCCGTGAAGTTAATGCCTGACACGGGTGTATTCGCTGCCGTGGGTATTTTAGTCATGGCAAATGCTCTCGTTATCATGGGGCAAGCGCTCACAGCCATCGGAGGTTTGTCGATCCGTCAAATTGTGAAGGGTTTGATCGGACTCGGCGGCGCTATGGTGATCCTGGTGGCTGCCGCAAACCTCATGAACGGTGCTCTTGCTGGTGCTGCTGCTATGGTTATTGTCGCTGCTGCTATTACACTGATGGTTCCGCCTCTCGTGACCCTTAGCAAGCTCACAGCAGGGCAAATTTTAACGGCGTTATTAGGTCTAGCAGGCGCTTTCACCGTATTAGGTGTTGCCGCAGCGCTGATGACACCGTTACTACCATCCTTATTAGGCCTAGCTGGAGCTGTTGCCCTTCTCGGGCTTGGTACGCTTGCTGCTGGTGTGGGATTAACGGCACTCGCAGCAGGTTTGGCAACGCTTGCCGCGGTTGGCGCAAGTGGTGTAGACGGTCTGGTGAATTTGCTGCTGTTTATCCCGAAGCTGTTCAAAGCTGTTGCCCTAGGGTTAGTTGATTTCCTCGGGGCATTGGCCGAACATGCTGGTGGACTCGGCAAATCCATGGTGATTCTCTTCACCACCATGTTTGGGGCGTTGATCGAATCCGGCACGCAGCTTATGCCGAAGCTGATTAACTTCATAGTCACGCTTATTTTGGCATTGCTTGACGCTGCGGATCGAACTATCCCAAAGTGGATCGAAACGTTCACTCGTTTGATGATCGAGGGTTTGAATGCTATTCGTATTCTCACTCCATTGATCGTTCAAACGGGTGAAGATGTCTTCATGGCATTTATCGACGGTATCAATGATCTCATCCCAAGGATGGCCGAGTCGGGTCAGAACGCCATATTGCGAATGCTTGACGGTGTGAACGAGTTCTTACCTCGTGCCATCGACATGGGCGTTACCATCATTTGGAACTTCCTAGACGGTATCGAACGGGCTCAGTATCTCATCACCAACAAGATGTTTGATACTGCTGTCAACATGATTAACAATCTTGCTGACGCCATTCGCCGAAACAAGAAACCACTCCAAGAAGCTGGTCATAATCTGGCATCGGCTTTGTTGGACGGCATGTTTGACGGTATCGCTAAGAACGCGCAGAAGGTTTTGGACTCGTTATCCTCACTCGGTAAACGTATGCGAAACGTCACCGCTGCTGTTCTTGGTATTCATTCGCCATCACGGGTGTTCCGTGAGTTCGGTATGTTTACCATGCTGGGTCTCGCTGGTGGTATTAACGCTAACGCCGAAAAACCAATCGGTGCATCGCAAGGTGTTGCCGAATCATTGATTTCTATTGCGCGAAATGTTCTTGGTATTCAGTCTCCAAGCCGGGTTTTCCACGGTATTGGCGAGAACGTTAACCAAGGCATGGCTCGTGGTATTGATGATTCAGCCAAGGCTCCTCAGCAAGCTTTGGGCAACAACCTTGATCGGATGATTGCCATCACGAACGATAAAGGTGCTCAAATTGCGAAGGCTGGTGGGTCGTTTATTGACACTCTGTATGCGTCTTTGAGTGAGACTGATTTCTCGAAACGGATGGGCGGTATTTTCTTCGAGGCAGAACGCAAGCGCGACGAAGCAATCGCTGCTAAGCGTGAGAAGTACGAAGAGGAAGCCGAGAAACTCCAAGAGGAAATCGAGTCTGCGCAAGATGCTGCTGAGAAAGCCCGTGAGGATGCCGCCAACGCCCAGGAAGATGCAGCCAAAGTTGCTGCGGACGCCAAGAAGGATGAGACAGCCAAACGTCGAGCTCAACAGAAGGCCGACCGAGCCAAGAAGAATATTGCTAAGGCCGATAAGAAGTACCAGAAAGCTCTTGAGAAGGCATCTAAGCTGGAAGCAGAGCGTGCTGGCTTTGAAGCGGGTGAGGCTTATGGCGAAGGTATGGCCGACGGTATTGAGAACAACAAAGACCGCATCAAGACCCTCGTCGAGTATATTATGGACGAGCTTACGGCAGAGCAACAGAAGCTGAAGACCAAGGTTGAAAATGTGGTGAACGTTTTCGACGGTATCAGCAAAATCAAATCCTCTGTCACGAGTATTACCGATGCTGCGAAGGATTTTGTGCGTGCATTTAACCGCATGCGTAATTCCACTAGTGACCGGTCATTCAAACGTAACCTCGGGTTCATGCTGGATTCGGTTATCCAGATGGGTCAAGGCGTTGGTGGGATTATTGACACGTTCAGTAAATTCTCACCGATGCTGAAGATTCTATTGACGAATTTCGAGTCTACACTACCCGCGATCGCAGCTATGGTGCAGCCGTTTGCACCCATGCTTGCCCAAGCCTTAGGCGGCGGTTTAGCTAGTGCAGCGGCTGCCATCACAGGGCCGACAGGGTTAATCATCGCTGGTTTGGGCGCGTTATTTGTCTTCTTGAAAGATCAAGCGGGTAATCGCAAGATCATGAAGACATTTATGTCGCTCTGGACCGGTCTGATTGATTTCTTGAAGACTTTGCCTAGCCGGTTGACTGGTTTCGTCAAGACGATGCTCAAGGGACTTATCCAGACCATCAAGGACCTACCAACTCTGATAGGAACCCTGGTGAATAGCCTGATTGAGCTGTTTGTTGTGCTCCTAGGTGAGTTGCCCAAGAGCGGTGGTGATATCATCGCTGCATTGGTGAAGGCTCTCATTTGGATTGTGCTCAACTCACCACGGTTATTTGTTGATCTGGCTACAGCAATTGTTGAAGCTCTCGCTAACGGGCTCTCACGGGCGTTTGTAGCATTGATTGATTTCCTGGTGAATCCGTTCAAGTGGCTACACGACCGCGCAAAGTCCACATCCGACATGGATGACGTTGGAGCTCATATTCTTCAGACGCTATGGCAAAGTTTGGTCCGTCTGGGTGCTGCGATGTTGCAATTACTACTGTCACCATTCCGTGCTTTGAAGCGGCTTATTTTCGGAGAGCTTGATCTGTCCGAAGCAGGCGGCAACATGGTGCAAGGTTTGGTGAATGGTGTGCGTAATCGTATCACCAGCGCTGTGGAATCTGCACGAGGTCTTGGCTCGATGGTTATTAATGGTTTCAAGAGTGTTCTTGGTATTCATTCGCCGTCAACTGTCTTCCGTGAGTTTGGTTATTTCCTTGTCAAGGGCCTAGCCGATGGTATGGACGACCAGGAGACCATCCAAGGCGGTGTGGATACGATGAAAGACGCTCTTATGCGTGCTATGGACGAGATTGAGGATAATTTCAACTCTGACATTTCTCCCACTATCACCCCCGTGGTGAATCTCGACCAGGCCAAGCGTGATATGGACGCCTTGAACCGGTCTATCCCGATCAACAACACATATTCCGAAGCAGCTAAAGCGTCAACAGAGGTCGATACCGCCGCTGACGCCAAGGCTGCTGGGGACACGCATATTACGAACATCGAATACGTCCAGAACAACACTTCACCGCAAGCGTTGTCGACGTATGAGATTTATCGTAATACCCAGAAGCAACTAGAAGATCTCAAGAAAAGGAATCCGTAGATGATTGAACAGATCAAACTACAGCAGGCAAGCACTGATGTAGTCTTGAACTGTTTCTCTCCGACGGTTATCTTCTCCCAAAATCCGCCGACTAATATTGCTGCGTCAAACTCGGCTGTTATTCAAAGCGCCACTGGTTTATCGACTCTGGATTTTGCATTTAGCAAGACTCAGCGTCCGGCTGGTGGCGCTTTCTTGGGGGGAGGACGTACCGCGGACCGAGAAATTGTATTAACAATTCGACCGAACAATATTTATGACGCTAAGACACTACTCAATCAGATGATGGGGTGTCAGCATCGTTCCAAAACTGATATTTACGTGCTGTATGCTAGCGAATGGTTTACCGGAACCGGCTATATTTCCAAGATTGAAGGAGCGCTGTTTGACAAAGACCTAGACATCAAGATCACATACACCATGGGCGATCCGCTATTTTATGCTGGTACTGTTGATATGGCATACCAGAAAGGTTGGTTGGGCAACACGTACTTAATTGATGTAACCCCGCATAACACAGACCAGGTGCTATACCAGTCCCCGGTGTATATTAGACTGACTTTTAACTCCCCGAAGGAGCAGTTAGCACAACTTAGTAAAATTTCTATTGCCGGAAGACAAGAAGCCACTCCGTTTGTCGAGTATAATTTTCTACAGGACTACGCCACATACTGGACAGACAAACTAACCAGCAATCAGCCAGTCTATTTTGTTTTAGACGGTACGGCGAAAACTGTAACGTGGTCACCATCCTCCCTTAATTATGTAAAAGAGTATAACCTGGTTCAGCGTGCTGATAGGTCATTACGCTTTCCCCATATTTACTTAGCGTCCGACTCTACCGTGGTGCGATGCGAGTTTCGGGCTGAGTTATCTAACAAAAACATAGATATAGAGGCATGGTATAAAAAAACAAGGAGCGGATTCTAATGTATCCACTGATTTTGGACAACCATTTCACACCAAGTGAGCCGATCTATGATTTTAAGTCGTTCGTATTTACTGAACGTTATCAGGATCATGGGGATTTTCAGCTGGTAAGCACAGACTTGGGTATTCTCAACGGTAAGCCGGTTTTGAAGGTCGGTGATTTGATAGCTTCTTCCGAAAGCTCCACTGTCATGATTACAACTAGCATTAATGTCAACCGAGATGACAATGGTGCTGTTGAGACCACATATAAAGGTAAGACACTCGGGTATATTTTTGAGCATCGTCCTTGTGTTCCCGTCATCAAGGACAAGATCTATCTCGAAAAAGAGTACAAGAACGGTTGGGAGTTCGGAGATAAAGAAGCCGTAAACGAGTATATCGACTGGGCCGAGGTTTTCGAGACCATATTCAAAGTTGCTATCGGTAACTATGGGCACCCCGAATTAAATTTTTTGAAGTTGCCTATCCAACCCCTGACTATTGGTAAAAACATCGGAACGACATGGTATCAGCAGGTGTACGCTAGTTTTGATCTGGGTTCGACGATGTGGGACGCTTTCAAACGCATCATGGAAAACAATACGTCCACATTGCGTTTCAAAGCTGCGCCACACTACGACGTAGGATGGTGGTCGTTTGATCCTTGGCCATCGACTCGTATTGTGTGTTATCACTATCGTGGCCAAGACAAATCGGACACGATTATTTTCGACACTTTTGATGATTCGCTACTAAAAGGCCAACTCAGTGTTAATGTGGAAGGCGTGAAGAACGTATCCATATTATCTAACGAAGACCAAACCTATGTGGCACAGTCATTAAACGCTCACTATTTTTTGGCCCAGGTAAGTTTCCACATGGAAAACATGGCCAAACAGTCGGATTACGATTTTGATGACACGGTTATGACTCGGATGTATCGTGACCCATATAAGTCACTGTCGAGCGCTTTCGGGTTATCCACAGAGGTGGCACCCGTCCAAGGGTCTATGAAATTTTACGGTGCCCCGTCAGATCGTGACGCATTCGAGAACAAGGGGAAAGCCGAATATTGGATTGGCGACCTTGTTGGCGTTCAAGTTCCGTATTTCACATCCACAATCGGCGTCGATCGTATCCTCGCTCGGGTGACTGAGTTCACACGAATCGAGGACGAAACCGGATATCGTGAATACCCCACGCTCGTGTATGCGGATTATTTAGGCCGAAAGGATTTGCGTTCCCCATGGAGTATCAAATCTCACAACAGGTACGATTGGAACTGATATATGTCTTGGCTTGAATTGTCGAGCACAATCATGGTCGCGGTGTTTGGTTCGAGCGGATTATGGGCTTTTATAGCTTCCAGACGTCGTAAAGACGATGCGACCACCACCATGATAAAAGGATTGGCGTATAACGCTATCCTATCGGAAGCGCGATTCATGATGGATCGGGGGTACGCTACACCCGAAGAATATCGGGATGTGTATTCGTACCTCTACGAACCATACAAGACCCTCGGAGGAAATGGTGCTGCCGAACGGGTCATGCAAGAACTTGGGCGTCTACCAATGAAAGGAAATTCACATGCCCACCTTCATTCTGAATGATAAAGCTTACCAGATCACTAAATGGACAGTGATGATTGTATTGCCGGCTCTTATCACCCTCTGGATTACGATAGCAAACGTCTGGCATATTCCGCACGGTGATGCTGTGAGCGCAACGGCTACCGCAATCACGACATTTCTTGGTGTGATTACCGGTATTTCCACCAGGGCCTACAACAAGTCGGACGATCGTTTTGACGGGGTGATGACAGTTGAGGAAAAGGATGGTAAGCTGGTAAATACGCTCGAACTCAACAACCATCCGGTTACTCTTATGGACAAGGACGAGGCCACTTTCAAGGTCGACAACCAAGTCGTATAAAAAACCATGCTTATAGTGAGACATACGGATAGAAAGGAAATAACTATGTCTTTTACTGGCAAAAATGATCCCATTCAGGACGCAATCGACGCCCTACTTTCAGAAATGGAAGACTACTCAGGCGCAGATAAGGAATATGGAGACATCGCCGACAATCTGATCAAACTGACTGAAGCAGAACGAAACCGCTCGTTCCGCAAACTCAGTAAAGACACGATTTTCGTCGCTGCTGCTAACCTCATCAGCATCTTTGCAGTAACCCACTATGAACAGTTCGGCTTGATTTCCTCACGGGCAATCGGCATGCTACTACGACACAAGTAACATCATCCAAAACTCGCTATAAGCACTGACCACAGTATTCACAAGATACTGTGGTCTATGTTTTCTTTCGTACAAAAAACAATGCTCTATATGAGACAGAAAGGAAACATTATCATGTTACGTTTTATTAAACGAGTATTCGCATTCGACTTCTCATTTGTAGTAACAAATGAAGACAAGGAAAAACTTGCCGCCACCGCGTGGGACGTTTTGATCGAAACCGATCGACGTGCCGACGTAGTAGGCGGCTTGCTGGACCATATCTTCTCCGACACAAAGGAGGTCGTATCGAACTAATTTGTAAATCGCATTGATCTAATCTTGATACCCTCAAGTCTAAACCCCATCGGCAAAACCGGGGTTTAGACTTTTTCAAAATGGAAAGGTATATTTTACGAATGGGTAAACATGATCTTGGTGGCCCATCGAATTGGAGATTCATCCTCAAGGTATGCTTGTTTGGATTGGTCTACGCAATTCTATTTCTGTCTGTCACGGTTTTTGCGGATTTCCTGTTCCATCAGTAATTCGTACAAAAAACCACGCCCTATATGAGAGATAGACTGACTCCGTGGACAAGGAGCAATCAATACATACCGTCACAGTCTAAATCTCAGCTTTAATTTTTCTATACCCTAAACCAGGGTATAAACTTTTCATCATCGTAATCTAGAGAAAGGATTTTTACGATGAAAAACATTTTCCGTAAGACCGTCAAAAAGGTTCGTGAGACCGCCGCAAAAGTGTCTCGTACTGTGAAGGAACACCCTGAGGTGGCTGTGCTCGGCGTAGCAGCCGCGGTCACTGGCGTCGTATACGCTTGGGCTGCTCATAATTCTCGTAAGACTGTCAACTGGTTGAACAGCACCACAGAAACCGAAAATGTACAACCTATGATGTACAACGTGGAAGTTGTTTTGGACGCTGTTCAAAACACATACAACGCTTACAAAGCTGGTTATGAAGCAGAACCAGAATCCAAACACATCAACCTCGTGAAGTACGGATTTACCAGGAAAGACGCTTGGGTCTTGAGCGAACTAGGGTTATGCGACGGCGCCGACGACCCCAAAGAAGGCACAGTGCATATGTTCTACCTCACCCCCGAAGAGAAGAAGCGTTTGGAGCATGTTCCGTTCATTTACAAAGAAAACCCCGATGCGTAATCCGCTCAAAAACGTGGTGTATACTTACCACAAAACCAAACTAGCTATGGCGTTTCTCGCCTACGCTATCAAAATCGCGCTGGAACTCAAGAAAGGAAAATAACCATGCGCA